CTCCGGGCTGACCAGTTCGGCACAGCCCTTTTCATTCAGCCAGTTCCATGTCTTTTCGTAAATCTCAACAGCGTAATTTTCCTGCCCGTTCTTCTGGGGTGCTTTGAGGTACTCCTTGGGAGCGGGCATTTCCATGCCTTTGAGATTGGCCGTTGGCAGCACCGTCACCTTGGCAGTTTTGCCCTCGTTGATTTTATCTGCGAGGGCTTTCTTCTTGCGTCCGGCACCGGCTCTGGCACCGCCCCTGTTGGTTCCGTCTTTGGCCATCTTCATCACTCCCTTCGGTCTTTGATTTCTGGATTTTTTCAAACGTTTTTCAAACAAAATCGGCGTTTTTCAAAGGAATATAGCATTCCATAACTTTCAGTTATCCCCGTCCGTACAAGGGATAAGCCCCACTGGGGGCTCCTCGCCTATTCCCCTGTTTGAAAAACGATTTTTTCGCACGAGGGCAGGTGCCGGACGGACATCTGTCCTCCCGTAGAGATTTCGACCGCCCCTGCCCCCTCAGTCTCCCCTGCGGTTCCGCTTGTGAATCTTCTCATGGCAGCCGATGCACAGGCTTTGCAGATTGCTTTCGTCATGAGTGCCACCTTCTGCCAAGGGCAGGATGTGGTGAACAAGCTGTGCCGCTTTGTACCGTCCTTTGCTCTGGCATATCTCGCAAAGAGGATGGCGGCTGATGTACCTGTTCCGAATCCTTCTCCACCGCTCATCGTAGCGTTTGTGATGGTCGTAGCCACGGGCAAAGTGCTCGTAGTGGTTCTGCATCAGCTTGCGGTGGTCTTCGCAGTAGCCGCTCTTGTGGTCGGTCAGCTTTGGGCAGCCTTGGTATCTGCATGGCCGCTTTGGTTTCATGGGCATTGGTTTCACCTCTGGTTTTGGGCATTAAAAAACCTCCGCGGGGATTGCTCCCGTTGGAGGTCATTCTCGATTTTTCTTTCATGCTATCATTTTAGCACTTTGGGGTAGGAATTATAGTGAATTTTAGTGAACTCTTTCTGCCAGGATTTTTTCTACTGCCGCCAATGCTTTGGAGTGCATGATATGCACCCAGCGGGATGTATAGTTCATCTCCGCTGCAATATCATCCCATGACTTGAAGCTGAGGTATCTAAGCTCCAGCAAGGTCAGACAGTTGGTGTCCTGAACCTTGCTTATGGTCTTAATGACATCCCTCTTCAAATCCACCAAACGGTCTATATCATCGTTGATTTCATTCTCAAGGGCAACGATATTGTCGATGGTGTCTGCCATGCGCTGTACATTCCTTGTTCCGCTCACAGGCTCTGTGCCCAAGGTTGATGTGGCCTTGGTAGCCATATCCTTGAGGGAATCCAACTGATGGAGCTTGCTGTTGATTCTCTGGTCAACGTTCCATGCCCGCTTCAAATATTCTTTCGCTGTCATTTATGCTCAGCCTCCAGTTTGTTTATCAGATATTCGGGATTGACTTTGGTGATGTTGGCAAAGAGCCGGGAGCGGAAGAACTTCTGAATCTGCTGACGCTCTGCCTGCCCGCTCTTACTCTTTTTCCACGAGAAACGGTAGTCCTTTACCGCCTGGATGATTATGGCGTTTGCCAGATCTTCATAACGCTTCCGCTGATACATCCGTCACCCTCCCAATTTTGCTTTAACTGCATCAATCAAGGCTGTTTGCGTCCTGTCCTTCCGCTCCAGTGCCTTCATAACATCTTCATCAATGGTGCCTTCGGTGATGATGTGGATTATGCTGACGGTGTCCTTCTGCCCTTGACGATAAAGCCGGGCATTGGTCTGCTGGTATAGTTCAAGGCTCCAAGTCATGCTGAACCAGATGAGGATGGAACCGCCATCCTGCAGGTTCAGTCCATGTCCAGCGGAGGCTGGATGAATAAGAGCCACGGGAATCTTACCTGCGTTCCAGTCAGCAATATCCTGACTGGTCTTTATCTCCCTGACCTTAATCCGTTTCTTGATTCGCTCCGCCTCGTGCTTGAACCAGTACGCCACCAGCACTGGCTTGCCATTGGCACTCTCCACCAAATCCTCTAAGGCATCCAGCTTTTGGTCATGGATAGCATGAGACTCTTTGTCGCCATCATAGACAGCACCGCCAGCCATCTGCAGGAGCTTATTCGACAGAGCCGCAGCACTCACGGCATCAATCTCGGTGTCACCAACAGACACCACCAAGTCTTTCTTAAGGCTGTCGTAGGTACGCCGCTCCTTTACCGTCATGGCTACAGTCTTGGTAGATGCTACCAACGGTGGCAGCTGAAGATAATCCGCTGATTTCATGGAGATGGTCACATCGCTAATCCGCCGATAGATTTCCTCCTCCGCCCCAGCCTTTGGCTTATAGGAAAAAATTATCTGCTGATTGCGCCTGTCCGGAGTGAAGAACTCCTCACGGTAGTGACCGATGAATCTGCCCAGACGTTTGCCCATGTCCAACAAGCGGAACTCAGCCCATAAGTCCATAAGGCCATTGGAACTGGGAGTCCCTGTCAACCCAACAATCCTCTTGACGGTAGGACGGACTTTCATAAGGGCTTTGAACCGCCGTGCCTTATGGGACTTGAAGGAACTCAGCTCATCGATAACCACCATGTCAAAGTCAAAGGTGTTGTTTGCCACCAGCCAGTCCACGTTTTCCCGGTTGATGATGGTTACCTCTGCCTTCTGCCTGATTGCTGCTATCCGCTTAGCGGTGTTGCCTACAGCTACGGCATAGGTCAGATTGGACAGGTGCGCCCACTTCTTAATCTCCGCAGGCCAGGTGTCCCTGGCCACACGGAGGGGAGCGATAATCAGCACCCTACTGACCTCGAAGCTGTCATGCAGGAGTGCTTCAATGGCAGTTAGGGTGATGACTGTTTTGCCCAGTCCCATCGAAAGGAAAATGGCTGCGATGGGATTCTGCAAGATGAACTTGGTGGCATATTCCTGATATTTGTGCGGGATGTATTCCTTCATCATGCCCGCTCCTCGTTATAAAGTGACCAGCTGATGCCATTGACCTTGGCAATGCTGTCCCACATGACGCATTCCCTTGCTACCTTGAGTTTCACAATCACGTAGCGGGGATAAACCTTCAGCACCGTGCCGATGGCAGGTATGGTGGCACCGCCGCTCCTGCCCAGCTTACCTGCCGTGTCGCAAGCTCCGTAGCTGTTAAAGGAAATCTTGTCGCCAATCTTAATGCCAGCCATCATCTTGTAAATATTGCTCAGATTCATTATGCGTCCTCCTCAATCTCATCAAGCACAGAGCCAATCTGCTCCACGCCGTCAATAACAAATACCTTGAACCCCAGCCGCCGCAGTTGTGCAATGCGACATACCTGTATCGGCCTTGGCTTTTTACCCGGAGCCTTCAGTTCTGCAAAGCCCATCTTTCCATCAGGAAGGAGAATGAGCCGGTCCGGCATTCCTGCCAAACCTGGGCTTACCAGCTTGGGGCAAATGCCGCCACGCTTTTTTGCTTCATGTAAGAGTTTCTGCTCGATTTCTTTTTCTTTCATCATGACCTCCGTCAGTAAGTGGTGTGTACATCAAGAACCTCAAATCTATAACTCTCTATATAGTATTTTTTATAAAAATCTCTCTATAGGACTTTTTATATAAGAGGTTAATGATGTACACAATTACTGTAGTTTTTTATAGAAGACTTTTCGGATTTGACCTTCGCGACCGTCACTTTCGCCTTCAACTGATGGAAAAAGGTCAGATTTGACCTTCACCATCAGTCTTGACGAAACAAACCTCACTCAAGGAAATCCTGACCATCCTTCAGCTTAAGGCCGGCAACGATATAGCCTTTGCTCATCCTGTGACGCATAAAGCCCGCTTTATCCAAGCTCCCATAGAAGTCTGTGGTACTGCGGATGTATTCCCCACTTAACAAACAAGCATTTCTGTAAGTCTGGTAGAGCAGCCCTGACCTTTCGGTGTATTCGGGAGCTACATCACAATGGTCAGCAAGGAACTGCCCCAGCCAGTCATTGTCCTGCCTGTAGGCATCAATGGCATCGGTCACGACCTTAGGCTTCTTGGTGTGGAAGCCTGCTTCCATCGCCATAACCGCGCCCTCGATAATCCACTTCATGATGGCAGGCCCGGCCTCATTAAAGAGGTGCTCAGCAAAGTTCTTGATGTCTGACTTCCCAGTAATGGTTGCATTGAAAGGAATCACGATAAGCCGCCGCCAAGTGCCCTCATCGTTGGCAGACACTTTGGGCAGGTGATTGGTGTACAGCACCAATGTGTGGGACGGGTCAAAGCTGAAGGGTGCCTTGTACTTCTTTTCTGCCTGAATGGGATCGGTGGAACACAGCTGCTTTACCATGCCCGTGTTCAGCCTGGTTCCCTCCTCAAGCTCCGAGGCAATAATGAGCCGCTTGCCCTTAAGCTCTGCCATCTCGGGCTTCACATTACGCTTGCAGTTCATGGTCAGAGCCTCAGCGGAAATCTTACCGCTGTAGTTACCCAAAACCCGCGCGATAACATTCCAGAAAGTACTCTTACCATTGGCGCCACCGCCATAGGCAATAATCATGTGTTCTTCCTCTACCCTGCCAATAACAGCCTGCCCAACGATTCTCTGGACATACTCGATAAGTTCCTTGTCCCCACAGAAGAAGGTGTCCAGCGACTGCTGCCAAAGTTCCATGCCTTTGTCGCCCGGAGCGCAGCTGGTAATCTTGGTGATAAGGTCATCCGGGTCATGCGGAGAGCAGCCGTCCAGTCCTTTGGAAAGGTCGTAGGTGCCAGCAGGCGTGTTCAGCAGTTCCGCATCGTAATCCAGTTCAGATACATCAATGGCCACCATGGGCTTGCAGGCGTTCATGGTATTGATAATGTTCTTGTAGTTACGGTACTTCATGACGAACTTCTGGTAGGCCAGTGCCCCCATCAGTGCATACAGCAGCCCCAGCTGGTCAGCGGGTACTTCCTTGGCTAAATCCTTGCTGTGGCCTTTGACGGTGTTCTCTTCAATGCCGATAGCCACAAGTGCATCCTCGGCTGCAGCCACCACTTCCAGTGCGTCCGACAGCTGGCTGTCCATGAAGCCTTCCACAGTGCCCAAGGCTTTCTCTCCGTCTTCGTACCAGCGGTCACCGCCGTAGGACAGGAAGTCTGTGCCGCTGGTGTATCTGAGCATCCCGGCACACTCCCTGGCAAGCACTCTGGCCTCCCCAATATCGGAGTAATCATCGGGCTTCATCTTCCCAGCCCCGAAGTCATCGTTGTATTCCTCCGGCGGGATGTAATCGGGGTCTGCCTGCACCTTCTGTGCAAACTTAACGGCACTACGCCAGATAGCAGCCAGTTCTGCTTGTGGTAACGGCGGGTCGCACTTCTCCGCACGCTCAAGGAAAAGATTATGAGCCTTGTCGCAAACACCGTACTTCTTCAGCACCCTGCCTGCGAAGTGAGACATGGTGTTATTCCTCGCGCCTTCCATGATTGCGGCTCCCAGTCCCTCAGATACATCATCAGCATCGTAATCAAGGTCGCTTACAATCTCGTCCACGGTCAGAAAGCCTTCATGCCAGAAAACCTCATCTTCACTGATGGTATGACCGAACATGAACCGACCAGCGTCTAGTGCCTTGCCATCAAAGAAAGGATATTTCCGATGCAAAGCCCGCTTAATGGCTGCTACCTTGTCAGCACTGTTGCACTTGCTGATGGTGGCATGGAAATGGAATCTTGGTCTGGCTGAGCGTTCACCCTTGAGGAGCATATTGTGGCGGCTGGGCGTGGTAGCAAACTCCACATCGCCCAGGTCAGCATCTTCAGCCAGCTTTTCAGGCGTAACCCAGTCAGCTGCATTGTCTGAATGGTCATTATCACAATCCATCTCGATGACCGTGGCTTCCTCAAAGTTATCCTTGCTCCTGTAGAAGTCCCTGTACTTGGCGGCAACATGGTCAAAAGCCACAGCCGCTGCCAGCTGGGCGGCACTGGTGATTTCCACCTTGTTGGGATAGATGCAGTTGGCGGCATCGCCCGTGCAGTCTGCCCTATAAATCTCAAACTTCATTTAGTGTTCCTCCGTATACTCCTGACAATCTTCGGTAAAGCGGCGGATAGGCATCCCCCGCCATTTGGCACAGCGGATTTCAGCTTTCATGCCTTCCGTGATGGTGCTGCCAAACAACCACAGTTCACGGCATTTGCTCAAAAAGACCTTGTTCATCCGCATGGCCTCCTCCCGTTCCTTTTCTTCCGACATAAACTGTGGCAGATAAAGGTGGGGTGCAACTGGTATCGCCCCGCTGTCCACGACAAAGCGGCAGTACCCGATAGCGTTACGGGTGTTGGTCTCCGTGTCCCCTGCGTATGGCGAGGCTACATACACCAGCGGCTTCCATGCACGCGCTTCCTTTTTAATGTTGGTCAGCGCGGCATGAGGCACCAGGTCGAAGTAGCCTTCCCCATTGAACTTGCTAACGCTCATGGGCTTGTCCTCCTTTCAGTAATTATGGGGCTGAAGCTCCCCTACACTTTCTAAAAGAGAAATAAGGCCAGTTTTGCCGAAAGAAATTAAAAATATTTTTCAGGGTGGGACAAAAAACTGCCCTATATAATGAAGAAAAGCCACCGGCTCAAAAATTTTGAGTCAGTGGCTACTTTTTTTCGGCAATTTGGGGCTTTGCTCTCTTTTAGTAGGTGAAGGGGAACGAAAGCTACCAAAAAAAAGTTCAAAAACTTTTCGGCAAAATGCTGGTCTGTTCTCTTTAAGTAATTAGAGGGGCAAGAAAGCTCCTCGGAAAGGAGTCAGGAGCATGACAAACAACAAGGACGCGCCGAACGATGAACTCATCGACATTCTCATTGCCATCAGCGTTGTAGCGAAACGTCTGGCAGAAAATCTCAGAAAAGAAAAAGCCCTCCGGGAAACCGGAAGGCAGAAAAAATGGAGGACTACGTTATGAACAAGAAAAAGGAACTGGCCCAGGCACTTAACCAGCTGATTGCAGCCGCCACGGCTGTCCGTGAGTGCCTGGTCACAGATGAAGCACCCAATGAGGCATCTTCCAAAGCCGAAGAAGCTCCCAAGGTCGAAGCTGGACCTGCCCCCAAGGCATACACCTTCGCAGATGTGCGTAAGGCGTTCTCGGCTAAAGCCCACACTGGCTTCACCGAGCAGATAAAATCTCTCATCACCGCCTACGGGGCAGACAAGCTGTCAGCCATCAGGGAAGCCGACTACCCCAATCTTATGAAGGATTTGGAGGCTATCAAATGAGCACTCATAGCAAGTTTTCCCCATCGGCCAGCAGCCGCATCCTGCTCTGCCCGCCCAGCCTTGCACTCTGTGCCAAGGTGCCTGACCAGACCAGCACCTACGCTGCCGAGGGCACGGAGGCCCATGAGCTCTGTGCCTATCTGGTGGAAAAGGCATTGGGCAGGAACGTAAAAGACCCTACCCAGCATCTTTCCTACTACAGCGAGGAAATGCAGTCCTGCGCCGATGGCTATACTTCCTTTGTGATGGAAGAGTATGCCAAGGCAAAGGAAACCTGTCCCGATACCCAGGTATTCGTGGAGCAGCATGTCAGCATTGCCAAATGGGTGCCGGAGTGCGGTGGCACCGCCGACTGCATCATCTTGTCAGACGGTGCATTGGAAATTATCGACTACAAACACGGAGCCGGGGTGCAGGTAAGTGCCACCTCCGAGCAGTTTGGAGGCAACCCGCAGCTCATGTGTTACTCCTTGGGCGTGGTGGATATGTTCGATGGCATCTACGACATCGACACCGTCAAAATGGTCATCTACCAGCCCAGACGGGAAAATGTCAGCGACCACACCATGAGCAAGGCTGACCTGCTGAAATGGGCTGATGAAGTCCTTGCCCCCACCGCCAAGCTGGCTCTTGAAGGCAAAGGCGATTTCAAGGCAGGCGACCATTGCCGATTCTGCAAGGTCAAGGCCAGCTGCCGTAAGCGGGCTGAGTATAACCTCGAAGCCGCCAAGTATGATTTCGCCATGCCGCCACAGCTTCAGAACCACGAGATTGATGCAATTCTCATGATGGTCGACCAACTTACCGAATGGGCAAACGACATCAAGGCTTATGCCCTGACTGAAGCCCAGAACGGGACTGAGTATGAGCATTTCAAGGTAGTGGAAGGCCGCAGTAACCGCAAGTTCACTTCAGAAGATGAAGTGGCAAAGGCCGTGGAAGCTGCCGGCTTTGACCCTTGGGAGAAGAAACTCAAAGGCATCACGGCTATGTCCACCCTTCTTGGCAAGAAACGTTTTGAAGAATTGCTGGGGAGCATGACTTTCAAGCCTCCCGGCAAGCCAACCTTAGTTCCTAAGTCGGACAAGCGTCCGGCTATGAAAAATTCCGCCGAAGCAGATTTTTGTAAAGAGTAAAGGAGATATTCATTATGGCAAAGTTCGCTAATCCTACCAAAGTTATCACCGGTGTCTGCACCTTCAGCTATTTGAACTGCTGGGAGCCTAAGTCCATCAACGGCAGTGCTCCCAAGTTCTCGGTTTCCCTTATCATTCCCAAGAGCGACACCAAGACCGTGGAGCGCATCAAGAATGCTATCCAGGCCGCTTATGAGGAAGGTGCCGCCAAGCTGAAGGGCAATGGCAAGTCCGTCCCTGCTCTCAAGAACATCAAGTACCCTCTCCGTGACGGTGATGAGGAACGCCCGGACGATGAGAACTATAAAGGCTGCTACTTCATCAACGCTAACAGCGCCACGCCTCCTGGGATTGTGGATGCTAACTGCCAGCCCATCCTCACCCGCTCCGAGATGTACAGCGGCGTCAAAGGCCGTGCCAGCATCAATCTGTATGCTTTCAACGCTCAAGGCAACCGTGGTATTGCCTGTGGGCTGAACAACCTGCAGAAGATTTCCGATGGCACTCCGCTGGGCGGCAAGTCCCGTGCCGAGGACGATTTTGCCACCGCCGAAGATGACGATTTTCTGAACTAAGCTGAATAAAAAAGAGGCGGCGGGAGTCCATTCTCGGGCTCCTGCCGCCTTGGCTTATAAGTATGGAGGTTTTATCGATGATTAAGACTTTATCTATAGATTTGGAGACATTCAGCAGCGTTGACCTTGTCAAATGCGGCGTTTACAAATATGCCGAAAGCCCGGACTTTGATATCCTGCTTTTTGCCTATTCCGCCGATGGTGTCCCCGTACAGGTTGTTGATGTGGCTTGTGGCGAGAAAGTGCCCAAAGAAATTCTTGCTGCCCTGTCCGATGAGTCCGTGGAGAAGTGGGCGTACAATGCCCAATTTGAACGGGTCTGCCTGTCTAGCTGGCTCCGGCGTAACTATCCCCAGCACTTCCGCAGCTACAGCATTCCCGAAGATTCCGTTGGCAACTACCTCTCCCCTGTCGGCTGGAAATGCTCACGCATTTGGGGTGCCTATATGGGACTGCCCCTTTCCCTCAAAGGTATCGGTGCCGTCCTGAAGCTGGATGAGCAGAAGATGGCCGAAGGCACTGACCTCATCAAATACTTCTGCAAGCCCTGCCGTCCCACCAAGAAGAACGGAGGCCGCACAAGGAACTTGCCAGAACACTCTCCCGATAAGTGGGAAACCTTCAAGCAGTACAACAGGCGTGATGTCGATGTGGAACTTGGCATCAAAGCACGGCTAGCAAAATTCCCTGTGCCGGATTTCATCTGGGATGAATACCACCTTGACCAGGAAATCAACGACCGTGGCATTCTAGTGGATACCGAACTGGTCGAGCAGGCCATTGCCATTGACACAAAGACCAAGGATTATCTTTTGAAGCACATGAGCGAATGCACCGGCCTTGAAAATCCTAACAGCGTAGCACAGATGAAGTCCTGGCTCGCCGAGAAAGGCATCGAGGCAGAATCGCTTGATAAGAAAGCTGTCCAGGAGCTGATCCCCAAAGCCGATACGGAAGTCGCTGACATACTCACCTGCCGTCAGCAGCTGGCAAAGGCATCCGTCAGCAAGTACAGTGCCATGAAGAATGCTGTCTGTTCCGATGGTAGAGCCAGAGGAATGTTCGCATTCTACGGAGCAAACAGGACTGGCCGCTGGGCAGGACGCATCATTCAGCTGCAAAATCTCCCCCAGAACCATATGACCGATTTGGAAGAAGCCCGCAACCTCGTCAAGGACGGGAACTTTGAAGCGTTGGAACTGCTCTACGATAACATCCCCAATGTCCTGTCAGAACTCATCCGCACAGCCTTCATCCCCAAGCTCGGATATAAGTACATCGTAGCCGACTTCAGTGCCATTGAAGCCCGCGTTCTTAGTTTCCTTGCTAAGGAGCAGTGGCGTATTGATGTATTCAAGGAAGGCAAGGATATCTACTGCGCCTCGGCATCGCAGATGTTTGGTGTCCCTGTTGAAAAACATGGCATCAATGGACATCTTCGTCAAAAAGGTAAGATAGCTGAACTGGCCCTTGGATACGGCGGATCTGTTGGGGCTTTGAAAGCCATGGGTGCATTGGATATGGGACTTAAGGAAGAAGAACTTCAGCCGCTAGTAAACGCATGGCGTGAAGCCAATCCGAACATCACCAGCTTCTGGTGGGATATTGATGCCGCCGTCAAAAAGGCTGTCACCTATAAGACTTCCGTTACCGCCCATAGCTTCCGCTTTTACTACCAGAGTGGGATGCTGTTCATCGACCTTCCCTCCGGCAGACGGCTTTCTTACGTAAAACCCAAGATGGGCGTAAACCGCTTCGGCTCGGAGAGCGTCATCTATGAAGGCATGAACCTTGGCAAGTGGACCCGGCTGGAAACCTATGGCCCTAAGATTACAGAGAACATCGTCCAAGCCGTAGCAAGGGATATTCTTGCATACGCCATGCAGACTTTGAAGCACTGTTTCATTGTGGGCTCGGTGCATGACGAACTTATTATTGAGTGCAGCCCCGAGATATGTCTGGAAACTGTATGTAAGCAGATGGGCAAAACGCCTGCGTGGATTAAAGGATTAGGGCTGAAGGCCGATGGGTATGAGTGCGAATTTTATAAGAAGGATTGAGTCCCTATTATCATCCTCCCTAACTTTGCTGCAAATACATTACCTAGCGTCACACTCTTACAACAATGATTCAATTTTATAAACAAAATTTAAGATGTTATCTTTAAACTCTTTAGCACTATTGCCTGATAAGTTCATGTATGTTCCATATATCCTATGTAAAAAAAATTTTTCGTCATTGAACCTCAGTGCAACATTGTTTCTTCTTTCATTGCTAGGGTAGCAAAGAATTATTTTTCTGCATGATAGCATTTGTCCATAAAATGCCATTTGATATACATCGTTATTGTGGAATGGCAATGATACTTTGTTCTTCATATCCAATATTGCTCTTGCGGTTTGTCTGCCATTCTTTTCTGAGTAATCAAAGAGTAAATCTGGCAGATATGCTCTCTCAATGACCTCATTCCCAGTATTGCAAAAAGCAAAATTCTTCGATGATGTCCAATATGAGAATCTTCCAAGGTTTGAATAGTCCATCAGTATTTTTTTGATAAAGTCCTCAAACACTCTATCAAAATTTATAAGCAAGCTTTCTCCAGAAGAAGCATCACCTTCTTTCGACAATGTCAAATCATTTAAAATCATATATGCCAGGGAGACAGCTTTCCCGCAGTAAGCAGTATTTTTATTGATGTCGACACGATTAGGAATATTTGTACATTCTACATCTCCAAACTGTCGAATAATATAAGCAACATCCATGTTCTGTACATGGTTATCTATTTTTTTTGCCGCTGCTAGAAGCACTCTATTTAAAGGGATATCACGCGTAAGATCATCATAAACACATCTAAATGCATCTCTTCTATGCATCAATATATTTAAAGATGTTGGGACTACCTTCAAATCTCCTTTAATGTAGCTAATATCTTCCTCCTTTTCTTTATATTCTACTGGTAATCCCCTATGTACGATTGATAACATTTCTTGAATAAACATTGTAATCAGATTAACATCATTACCAGTTTCTACATCATACATAGGAGTATCTAAATCAGAATAATGCGCAGAGTATAGAAAGAAGTACACCCTTAAGATGTGGCTAATTGTTATGCCGGGATGCTTTGGTTTAATTATTACTTTTCGTTCAGGCAATCCTATATAACCGATATACTTCTGTGGGATTTTAATTATCCCCTGTTTCGTATCAAGGCATTCCCAAGACATCCCTCGATTAGATAAAATTTCCTGCATAATAGGCAATTCGTGCGGATACAGTTTCAGCAGCCCACCCTGTTCAATTGTTTCAGACTGAATTGGCATATCCTCATCCTCACTTTAAGAGTTGCGTTTTAAGCTCCTCCATGAATTCCTTGTCTTCATTAATTCTTCCTGTAAGTTTATCTCCCAATATGTTATGCAGGTACCTTTTATTTCCATAGGTATATTCCTCTATGATAGGGATTATGTAATAATTAAAAAGTTTTTTCAGAATTCTAGGAGTCCATTTGATTTTTCCACTCTCCTTATCCCTCGCCCATTTGGGCAGGAAATATGACTGTCCTAAAAGGAGGTCTGAATCCCCCAAAACACTGAAAAGCTTTTCATTTATACCTTCCATGATTTTGCTCACTTTAAAATCTGGCAGTTGCGTATAATCAGATTCATAGTCAACAACTTCACTATTAGGGAAAAAATCGACAAATGCAAAACGTCTACGAATAGCATAATCTACTAATGCTATACTTCTGTCTGCTGAATTCATAGTAGCAAGTATATAAACATTTTCTGGTATTCTAAATTCGGTTATAGTTTTTCCATCTTCAGACAACAATGCCGCTGGCAATTTAACACAATACTCACGATCTAGCGACAATATGGTCTCGCCAAAAATTTTAGAAACATTTCCTCGATTTATCTCGTCAATCATAAACAAATATTTTTTGTCCTTATTATCTTCTTTACCTGCTTCATGGCAAAGTTCCAAGAACATTCCTGCTTTTGAGCGAACAACACCAGAATCATCGAAAGTGCTACCACCTATAAATTGTTCGTATGTCAAATTAGGATGGAATTGTACTAGATAGCTTTTATCAAAGTACCCTTTAACTTTTCCAGATATATACGACTTACCAGTTCCAGGAGGGCCGGAAAGTACAACCTGTTTGGTATCCAAGATTAATTCAAGCAAATCCTCTTCCGTTATATTATCACCGTGAGGCTTTGCAAGATTTACTATCTCCTCATGAGTCAGTTTTATAGAAGGCTCCATATACGTAATCGAGGAAGAAATTTGTTCAACTTCTGGCTTCGCATTATTATCGTAAGTGAAACATGCTCGAATTTCTTCTCCTGTTATCCCGTTGTTATTATATTTTATTATTCCGTCCGATGTATCAAATAACAACGAAAGTTCATCTGCGGTGATGTTTAAATTTTCAATAAGTTTCTTGGTGCAAATTCGTGTAAATGCATCAAAATTATCGGCAGTAAAATTTTCACCCCAGTTATCATCTACATCAAATTCATAGAATCTGAAATACCACGCTGCAAATTTCTGAAGTGAGATTTTATGTCCTTTCAGAAAATCTGAAAAAAGCATATCTATATAGTTGGGTGCAAATTTATATTTTGAACCATCAAGTTCATCTTTTCTGAGATATTTCCCATCATCTATAAGTGTATTATCCATCGTGTCTTTGACACGCCCAATGACCTGTTTAAATTCAGTCCCACCATTATAATATGAACCTTTTTTGATTTTTTCGCTCATCGAAAAAGGAAACATAGTTACGTATTTACCACCATTTTCTTGTCGAGCATCGAACAGTGCACATAAATCATACAGATATCTCGTCAACTTTGCTCTATGCTCCCCTGAGGTATCATACACTTTGTATTCGCGATTGTTAAATTTATTAGCTTTAAAAAGAAAAAACAGCCCTATCTGCTCTGGCGAAGCGTATTCTTGTGAAGCAAAGAAATTCATTGCATCCTTAACGCATTCAGGGTCTACATATACTATTGCCATTATTCTTCCTCCTTAAACGCCTGTTCGTATATAGCATCTGCTATAACCTCGGCCAAATGACAAGGAACTGCATTACCAATAACTTTATACATAGCAACTATATCTTTTAATGTATCATCTATAAACAAAAAATCATCCGGGAATGTTTGTATCCTGGCGATTTCTCTTATTGTATATCTTCTGTTTTCCGTAGGATGAGTGATACCACAATTTTCTGGTTGGGCAGAAGCAGTAATCGTACCGTTTATTTCATCTCGACTAAATCTTCTATAAAAATTAGGAGCATGATAACGTTTCATATCATCTCTAATTCGTTGGAATCGTGGTGGCAGCTTTTCGTATGGGATGCTCTTCCAGGACCCTCCTTCTGGAATCATTTCAATCATACTTTGTGCCTGTGGAGAATAAGGCCAGTAAGTTTGATTTGGCAATTCCGATGGAATATCCAATACATGACGCAAGGTCAACCCACTCTTATCCTTTTCTACTGGGGGAAATTCAAACACCCTTCCCAAATCTTTTCTTAAGGCAACCAGAATCATTCTTTCTCTATTTTGTGGGACTCCATAGTCAGAAGCTTTTATCACCTTGTAGTTAACATTATAACCAATGTTTTCCAAATCTTCCTTTATTACTTCTATCAATCGTTTTCCGCTTTGATGCTTCGATGATAGTAATCCTTTTACATTTTCAAATAGTACAACCTTGGGATTTTTACTTTCAATTATGCGAAGACACTCAAGGTATAATTCACCACGGGAATCATAAACGCCTCTTCTATTACCAGCATTTGAAAATGGCTGGCACGGAAATCCAGCAGTTAAAATATCGCAGTCAGGAATATCCTCAACTGGTACCTGCGTAATATCTCTACCATCTATATCACCGAGATTCAATTTGAAAACAGCTTGCGCGTCTTTATCAAAATCATTAGCCCATACTCGTTTATACCCGGCATTCTCAAATCCTTTATCCAGCCCCCCACATCCTGAAAATAAAGAAACCAATCTAGGGTGATTTAATTTGTCCATTCTTTGTCCTTCCATCTCCTTCTTTTTTGCATGCTCCTCCAAGACAGCGCCTGGCTTGATACCGATAACTTGTACCACACTATCAAAATCGCATTGCAAAGCTTCACATATCTTTAGCATTGTGCCCATACTTACTTTTTGGTCTTTTCCCATATTTGCTATAGCATTAGTTGTAAGTTTTGCTTTTATACGTAAATCTTCTTTAGACATACCCCTTTCTAAAAGAGTATGCCATAGTGGCTTATAACTTATTTGCATGGAGTTGCTCTCCTCAAGCTTAATTCATATTAGCTGATATACTGATGAATTATACCACGAACCTTGAGAAAAGACAAGATAACGTATTATCACCCCCGTGGACAGTTGTCTTTATTTTCATTGCTTTCAATGGTCATCTCCAAAGCTTCTTAAGCAAATAACTTCATATTTGCTACTGCACCTATTTGTAACCGCCACAACCTATCATAAAGTTTCCTCCCGCATACAGCCAGTAATTAGAATTGTTCACCATTGTAATGCGACCTCGCTGCAACTCAGCTATTTCTTACCTCCTTCAGGAAACCATAGCGCCCGTCCCCCTCTTTTCCTGTAAACTCTATAAATCTCACATCTTTCACACCACGATAATTCTTAGGCATTGCATCAGCTCTCTCAAAAAGGATAACCTGTCCAATCTGCATAGCTGCATCTTGGAGATAGTTTAGTAATCCTAACTTGATTTCTTCTACTGTTTTCCCTTTTATCTTATCTGAAATCTGCGTTAACGCCGAATCAAATAATAAAAAGCCAGGAGATGTACGATTATTTTCCATAAGATACAAATTCAAATCTATAAGCAATATCATATTCAATACGCTATTGAGTCCACCATCTTGAAATATGCTCTTAGATTTACCATCTATTTCTACATCAAAATAACTTTTCATGAATTTAATATTCCGTTGTCTGTTTATAAGCCCGAACACATATTTAGTCTTGTTTTCAACATAGCTTAAGAATTCGTCACTAAATTCATCGAACACATCATCATATTTAGGAATTGTTGTAGCATTCAATTCTTTGTTATATAGGATTTTTTGTTCTATCAAGAACGGAACTCTATCATATATATTTCCATCTTTAAATTCCAGCACGCTACGCATTTTGTTTCTTAAACATGATAGTTTTTTCTTAAAATACCCTATCTTACTATAAGAATTTTCTTCTCGTTTTTCCACTTCATTAACAACGTCTTTCAACGATATTATATTTTGTTTAATTTTTTCTAACTCCTTTTTTGAAGCTAGTAATTCGTTTTTATTTATAATTTTATTCTCATCATAATTCATCTTCTCTTCAACACCTGCGGCATCAATAATAAATTGTACCCTTTTTAAATCTTTTTGATAGGTTTCCATCAAAAGGCTAAAGCTCGTTTTTAGTGTTTTCGATTCTGTCAAGTGCTCACATTCTTTATAAAATGCAGATATTACATTTTCGCTTTCTAACGCCAATTTTACAACTTCTTCAGATATTCCTTCTTTTTTATTTGTTACATCTTCATCATAACAGTAAGACTGCTGTTGTATTTCTTCTATTTCCCTATCTATAGTACTGATTTTTGTTTCAATATACTTTTTTACATTAACATTAGAAGTATCTAATATTTGCATTTTTTCATATCGATTCGCATTAACTCCTGTTAGAAGATACGCCAATATTGATGCCGATTCAGTTTTTAAATGAGTTTCAGGAGATAATAACGCTGACCTCCCCCGTCCAACGTCTTTATCATTAACTAGAAAAAGATGCATCATGTTTCGCCATGACAGTTCTTTCGTATTATAACTTCTACTGGATGTTCTGATACAATTATGCCCTTCTATTCCTAACATTTTTAAATATACTGCATCAATTTCATCAACACTATAGTCATCGCTTTTTACATTCTTATCCGTACTTTCAACTCTTATAATGTAGGAATCTATACCTCTATTCAATATAACTTTTCCACTATCCGTGCATAAATGCAAACTTATTTCATCGTACCCATAAATTCTTTTAATATCACTTATCCTGTAGGCATATCCTTGATTTTCACCTAGCATATAATTAATACACTCTAAAATTAAACTTTTCCCAGTATTTACTGGTCCTAAGATAAGATTCAGTCCATTTGTAAACTCTACCACTGAACTTCTACCGTTTTTATCAGATATTACCAGTCTTTCAAAAATAAATTTACTCATTTACACAGTCCCCTAATAAAACATACATTTTATTTTTTATTTCTTTCTCTATTGATGCTATATCCCCACCAGAAAGTTTATTTACCACATATACATATCTTACTAAATCAATATAGTTCCTTGCGTACTCACTCACCATTTTATCGCATAATTCTTTCCCTTTGTCTGATATGGTGTATTGTGTATCATTAACTATTTGTACATAACCACAACGGACTAGTCGCTTCATTACTGAAGTGATGGCCCGTTTTTTTTCAAAATATTCCCCAAACCTATATAGTCCATATCCATGGATATTTTCGACTTTCGGCACAAAGTCGTTTGCATAGATAGCCATAAAATCAATTATACAAATATATTCTTCACTAAAATATCTATCCATAAACGTATTCAGCAACAATAATACTCGAAATGAATATTCAACTTCTGATTCAAGCAATGAGCCTGTCATTTAATCATCCTTCTTTGGTACCCAAACCAGTCTATTGTCATTAACCAAATGATGACATACACCCTTTTTTTCCTTTTCCTCCACAGGATTATCTTTATCATTAAAATAACTCTGTGAAACCTGACATTCCATAGATTTATCCATGACCTTCAACATTCGTTGATAGCCATTTTTATATTCCATACTTGCAGTTGGCTCCACTCTCTCATATATCTTGTCTTTAAGTTGAGAAAATAGATCTCCATGTAATCCAACCACACTCCTACGATAATCTTCTGCTGCAAAAAAATCACTAACACGCTGTTTACAATCCTTACTGTACACTTTGCTTACATCACAATCTTTTTTATCAAAGTTTTGTATTTTTTCCGCATCTCCATATGCCTTATACAATTCCTGTATGAAGAATCCATCTGAATCATTACCGAAGTTTCCACTTCTTCGAAGTTCTTCGTATTCTACCTTTTGTGCATAAAAAAGCTTGAATGATTTTTTTGCTTCACCTCGACCTTTTCCTATAGCCTTCCATTGTTCAGCTATAGCCCACGCAAAGTAAGATTTTACAACCTCGTTATTATTTAGCACCACCCCAAGCGAAAGAGCCATATCATTAAGGAACTTTTTATCTCTGCTTAATTTATGTTCTATTTCCCAAGATAAATGTTCCGTAGAACAATTTTCTACATCTGGCCATAATACTTCTAATGTACTTTTATTGTTTTTTCCTTTGAACCATTGTTCTATGGATCTTGGCTCTATTCCTATAATAGCGCGATGCTCATCCTTAATTGAATTTCTTAAGAAAAATTCAGCAATATCCCCTAATCCAAGAATCTTTTCAAGTGGATACGACTGTTTAGGTTTTTTTTTAAATATATGCAAGAATTCTAGAGCATTCATTTATTTCTCCATTTCAACTTATAAACACTACAGACATTAGGGCGTGTTGAAAAACTCCACCTGCACGCTACAGCGGCTATTTTCCGCCTGTCTGCGTCAGTGAAAGCTCTGCTACGACTGCGGCTTTACCTCCTTGCCATACGAAAAACTGTCTCGCTGTATTGCACAGTTTCCGTTTTTCAACACGCCCTAGCTTTCTTTCACACTCGACTACCGCCTATCACAACCGCAATAACGGTAGTCATCTCACTTTTACCGAAACATCACACTTTTTTTTCAAAGCATCGCACTTTTCATCGCAGTTTATACCTTTCTAACATATTATGCTATATACATAGCCCGCCAAAGTGTCGATATTCTAGACTCCATCGGCACACACAGGACTGCGGTGGGCGTGCCGTGTTAACAAAACCTTGACTGTAACACCGTAAATATGGTGCCACAGTTCCCCTGTGTGCAAGGTCTTCACCTGAAACGGAGAAGACTTCATGCAACCAACAATTATATATCATGTCATGTTTTTCTTCTTCGTTTCCATAATTTGGAAAGGAAAGAAAAACATGACAAAAAAATATTATCCTGGAAAAGTTGGAGAAATCGTCCTTTACTATTTTACTAAAGACGAGGACACCGGTGAATTCATTGCCTATTACCCTATGCCAATCACAGACGACTCAGTTCAGGAATTGGCTAAAATCAAAGGTTATGACGAAGCCTGGGTGAAATTAGGCGTATCACCGGTAAGATTTCCTGCTATCATGGTTCCTTGCAATCATCGCGACAGCGACCCCAAAAAGCAGATTCGCATGGCCATGAAACTTTCCTCTCTTGAAATTCGTGAGCAGGCCGATAAAATCAAAAACGCTCACTGCCTCGTTCCAGCAAAAAAAGGACTGTGGAAGCGTTGCCCTAACGCTAAAAACTGCGATGGAAGTGGCAAAGGCGATGCCTGCCCTTACGTCAAATACAAGCGTGGCAGCACATTCGTACCCTTTTCTGAACTTGAGCGTGAAAACGAGGATGGTGAAAGTGAGCCCTTCGATGTCATCTCCACTGTATCTCCTGAAGAAGATGCTCGGTACAAGGAGCTTAGCGATGCATACCTTAATTTCGTAAAGGAAAACAAGCCCAAGTTCCTCGAACTTGCCAAGCTGAAGTTCGAAAACCATAAACTGGCTTACGCCGAGGAGAAACTGGCTAAGGCTCATGGCACGATTTGGTATCAGGATGAACAGCTCAAGAAGCTCGCAACCAAATTTCTCGACGACCTGATAAGTTTCCAGTCAACTGAATTTTAAATCTCAGCCCTAGGTCATCAGCCTAGGGCTTTTACATTTTGCACACATACCCAAACACGCAACCATCGCACTTAGGCTTCTTCCCACACCGTGCCTTGCCATGCTCCAGCAATGCCCAATGATACCAGCCGTACATATCGGCACTATGCTCTATCCCCTCTGTTAGGAATGCTCTCCGCTCATCATCACTCTTGAAGCTATAGCCGAGCCGCTCCAAGAAGCGCCGAGTATAGGCATCCAGCACAAAGGACGGCATACGAAAAGCGTAGGTGAGTATGGCATCCGCAGTCTCTGCACCAATGCCCGGAAGTGCAAGCAGTTCCTGCCGTGCTTCAAGCAGCTCCTTTGCCTGCACACGCGCCACCTGATAAGCATAGCCCTTAAACCAGTCTGTCAAGGCTTTTACATACCTGGCCTTGGCGCGATAGAAACCGCAGGAGCGGATAAGGGGCTGCAGTTCCTCCTCTGTCAAGCTGTCAATGTATTCCGGTGCCAACCGCTCCCCCAGTTCAGCTACCGTCTTTTCCACATTACTCCAGGCAGTGTTCTGTACGAGTATCGCCGTAACCATTATTGCATAGGGACTACCCGGCCACCAGTCCGGTTGACCGTAAGCAGCTATGAGCCTGTCATAAATTTGATTTGATGTCAACATTTTTCTCAGTTATTGTCGTTATTACCATCTGTCTAAACATGTTGTCCGTAGGGAACACATATTTTTTAACGGTACCTTTCTCCTCATACTCCTTTATTCTATAATCTATATTAGACCATATTGCAGCTGTAATTGAAGCAGCTTTAATAGCAATATCAACTGCATTTTGAACATCAAACTGCTCAATCACATACGCTAATAGATTTTTATCTTTTTCCATTTTGTCTAAAAAAGGTTGTGTATATGGTGTCATATTTATAGCAACAGCTGGAGCTGTTTCTTTATCTTTTAAATCTCCTTTAAGATTACTGCTGAACACATATAATGAACCTTTAAGCGGGCTTTTCTTTATTTCACTTATCCTTTCATCATTAACAGTATCGTAACCAAAAGGCCGCATCCCCACTTTTAAGCCATGTTTATACTGATTATAACATTGAATATATCTTAGATAAAATGATTTTATTTCTGTAAGACTTTCTACCAAAAAATCTAGTGCATGTTTATATGATGATAATGCTCCAGCATCGCAGTTATCTTCAGAAAGCATTGGCAACCCAAATTCTTTTATAACGTATTCCTTTTTATCCCAACTACCTTTTTTTACATAACTTTTTATCTGTGCTGCATTATAATTTATATGATTCTTAGTTAATTGATGCCATTTTCTTGAATTTTTTATAAGTGCAAACATCTCTTCAATCCCTTGAATTGATTGCGATACTGCTTCATATATAAATCCATTTCTTATTTGATTAAATCTTAAACTTTCTTTATCAACTTCGTTTGGTATAAATTCAAGGAAATTATCATCTACAAAACCTTCAATATTAGATAAAATTTTCTTTATAGACAACAATGTAACAACTCTCCATTGAAGAAATTGTGACGACCCGAAATCTTTAATTTGACTGATATTAGCATTCATTTTTGCCTTATCATCATATTTAAACCGTACACTATTCACCTAATCGCCCCCATTAGTCAGTCTTATTTGGTCTGTATGATGAATATTTCTGTAATGCCCCGTCATACACCAGCTTTGTCCGCTCATCAAACAGTACCCACAGTATCTCGTCAAACGCCTCCGGGTGCTCTTCAGCAACTGCCTTGACTGCCTGTACCGCAACATTCGCTGCCTGCTGCACGGGATAGGAGTACACTCCCGTGGAGATTGATGGGAAAGCCACGCTACGAATACCATGCTCCATGGCAAGTTCCAGCGAATGCCGATAGCATCCTGCCAATAGCTCCGCCTCGCCATGACTGCCGCCGTTCCATACTGGCCCTACTGTGTGGATGATGTAGTCGCAAGGCAGTCTGTACGCCTTAGTGATTTTGGCTTGCCCGGTCATGCAGCCATTCAGCGTCCGGCACTCTGCCAAAAGTTCCGGCCCAGCGGCTCGGTGTATGGCTCCATCCACGCCACCGCCACCAAGCAGGCTCTCATTAGCTGCATTGACAATGGCATCGGCATAATGCTTTGCCGTAATGTCTCCAAGTTCTGTTCTGATAATAGCCACGTTACCTTACTCCCCCTCGTATCCTAAATGCAGTTCACTGCTATTCATCATTCCCATCAGGTAAAGATTCCATCTTCTTCAATACCTTTGATTCTCCCAAATGGGCAATTTTGTCTTCTCCAAATCTCGCCTTTATCTTGTCAATTGCAGTGTACAGTCGTTCCTTCTTTTCCCTGTTTTTCACCTCAAACAGAGAAATCTCGCTGGGAGCGTCAAAACCGCTGCAACTTACTCCCAACAAGCGTATACCGCTGCCGTAAGGAATGGTAAATGCCCGAAAGAGTGCTTTTGCTTCCCTAAAGATATCCTCATCATAACAAATCGCATCTGAAAGGGTTTTCTGACGAGTGAATGTGGAAAAGTCCCCTAGCCTTACCTTTATCTGCACAGTATGGGCATTCTTCCCACTGCGACGCAATCTCCAGCCCACCTGAGAAGATAAGTACAAAAGATGGTGCTCTGCATCCTGCCGCGATTTCAAGTCTTCCTCAAATGTGGTTTCTTTGCCAATAGATTGTACCTCACGCTCCGGCTCGACAGGACGGTCATCCCTGCCATTTGCCAGTTCCACAAGGTGCCGTGCCAGTCTTTCGCCTACCTGCTTTTGCAATATATCTGTTCCAGCCTTGGCAATATCTCCTATGCACCTGTACCCAAAAACAGCCAGCCTTTCCTCTGTTTTCCTGCCCACCCCCCAGATTCTGGATATCGGCAGCGGCCAAAGAATGCTCTGTATGTCCTCTTTACGGATGACAACCAGACCATCCGGCTTTTCCAAATCTGATGCCAGCTTTGCCAGGAATTTATTGGGGCCAATTCCCACTGAAGCTACCAGTCCCGTTTCTGTCAGGATAGTCTTTTTTCAGTTTCAAACCATAGTTTCTGGGATTTCCTTGCACAAACCGCTCCATCCCCGTAATATCCAGGAATCCCTCATCAATAGAAAGCGGCTCTACCAAAGGAGAGAACCGGGCCAATATCTCAAAGATTTGTGCCGATACTGCCTTGTATTGAGGGTAATTGCCAGCCAGAAATATTCCATTGGGGCACTTCCGTTTTGCCAAAGCCATAGGCAGTGCCGAGTGGACACCGTATTTTCTGGCCTCATATGATGCCGTTGATACCACGCCCCTGGAGGACAGGCCCCCGACTATGACAGGTTTTCCACGCAGTTCCGGGTTATCCCTCTGCTCTACGGCTGCAAAAAAGCAGTCCATGTCTACATGAAGGATCAGGCGTTCAGCCATTGTCATCCCTCACAAACTCCATCAGATGCGCCTTACCTGCGCTAATATCTCTGCTTCTTCCGCATAACGATGTATATGGAATCGCTCATTTCCGGCCAGCATAGCGGAAAGCTGAGTTTCATTAGGGCGGTAAAAAATATGTATTTCCTTGCCATGAGCTTCAGCATAAGCCAGCTCATATCCAACTCCCAATGATACCTGAGTGCATTCTGCAACCACAACATCACATTCACGCAGCCATGCTGTATCCTGGTCGTAGATTGCCTTATCGCCCTTGTCCTCCACGGTGGACAGGCTCAGGTCACCCACATGCTCAGTGAGCACTTGATGTTTTTCCTTCAGCACTGTTATGACCTTACGATAAAGCTCCGCCTCCTGTCTGCCGCCCCAGATTGAACCTGCAAAATAAATCTTCATTGTCTGCACCTCACTTCATCTTCAAATCCAGCAGCACCTTATCCGTCTCCCACGGGGAGATAACGGTATAACCGATGCCAGCCCCATCCAGTACGACCTTAATCTCCTCGTCCTTCTCCTTGGCCCGCTCCAGATTGGTTTCCTTGCGCCCGTCAATGCTGATGAACTCGTCATTCCGGTGGAGCAGGTACTCAACATTGTCAAACTTGGCATGCTCGTGCATCACCAGCTGGTCAAAGAGCTCGTCCGGCGTATTGTTGTAGATGATGTTCAGCGGCAGAGGCGAATCACAGACTGCATACTCAACGCCGTACCGCTCCAGCGTCTTCAGCCGATGCACCTGCTCGGCAAAGAGATACAGCTGGTCCTGCACGATGTCCGTGGCATTCTGGTACCAGAGCCACTTGGCGTACTCGCCTACCAGCTCCGTCTTATGCCCCTTACGCTTCAGCTTCGAAAAAATATCTGCGGCGATGGTGCTCTTGCCGATGCCAGCACCACCATAAAAATTCAGTACCTTCAATGTAAATCTCCCGTCCGTTCTTAGAATTTTACAATAATCATTATACACCACTACGAGGTGGTTCTCTACTGATATAGAACAAAAAGACTACCCAGTCAGCTGCTGAGTAGCCTCATTTACTATGCCTATCGATATCAATTTCTTCTCCTGCGCCGTTTTACATCCTCATCAATCCTGCTCTTCCAGCTTGCAGCCAGCGGAGCCGCGCAACACCGTACATGATGGATGGCTTCTTCCATGACCTCATAGTTGAGCGCCGTTCCCGCCTCATCGCACTGATAGGTAACCGCCCTGTCAGCATGTATGCCGATATGGCCTGCCGCCTTGATGGCATCCATATTAGCCCCCAGGAACAGGAACTCCCAGCCGTACTTCTCCTTCTGCCGCTCCACCATCTTCTTAACCTTCTTGTAAGTATAGCGCCGACTGGCATTCTCCATGCCATCTGTGGTGATGATGAACAGCGTCTTCTCCGGCCTGTCCTCATCACGGGCATACTTGTGAATGTTACCGATATGGTGAATAGCACCACCTACGGCATCCAGCAGTGCCGTACAGCCACGGACGAAGTAGGTATCCTCCGTCAGCTTTGCCACCTTGTCCATCGGCACCCTGTCGTGGATGACATCGCAGCTATCATCAAACAGCACCGTGGAAACAATAGCCTCTCCTGGCTCCTTCCGCTGCTTCTTAATGAGCGAGTTGAAGCCGCCGATGGTGTCAGACTCCAAGCCGCTCATGGATCCGCTCCTGTCCAGGATGAATACGATTTCTGTTAAGCCTTTCTTCATTGAAAACGCCCCCTTATCTTTGATAGTTTTATTCTACCGAAGATAAGGAGGTGTTTGGTCGCCTGCCATGCGACATTTCAAAGGTTCATGCTTGCGGGTTGTTGCGGAGATATTCATTCACATCAGTAAGCATGGTGTGGAATGCCCTGCGGCCACCATTCTTTGCCGCAATGTACTGTCTCCACCGCCGCAACACATCCTTCAACGGCTCATCAAGATAGGAATATGCCTTATCCTTAATCCAATCCGGAATACCATAGGCTGCTTCCGCAATGCTGCCGGTGATGGCTGCCAGCGTATCACTGTCACCACCAATGGAGATGGCATTTCGTATAGCATCCTCAAAATCAGTGCTTTCCAAAAAAGCTATTATTGCCTGTGGCACGGTGTCCTGACAAGTTTCGTTAAACTGGTAGCCAGGGCGAATTTCATCTAAGGTACGGGACAAATCGTAACCATACTCTTTCTCGATATGTGCCTTGACACGCCGTTTACATTCTTCCGGGTCATCATTGATGGGCTTGCTATAATCGATATAATATCCACCAAAGTTAAAGCGGTTCATGAATATGGCATCGGCAGTAGCCATAGCCCCTTTAATTCCCTCCGGATGGTTATGGGTAACCTCCGCAGACAGCCTTGCCCCAGCTCTGCCATTTGACGGCCACATTCCCGTCCTGGCACAAAAACCACAGTCCATAGCCCAGGCACAGGGAGCCACCCTCATAGCCGAGCCATTGCCAAAGCTGTTATACGGCTCACGACTCTCTGAAAACAACCAAGCTCCAAACCTGCCGCCATAACCAGCCTTCGGATACATCCTGCCATATTTCTTCATGGCATCGATAAAGTCATCCCTCTCCCCGCCGTTCATGACAGCTTCAGCCACAGCGCAGGTCATGACCGTATCATCCGTGAAGAAACAGTCCTCTCGGAATAGCGGGAAATCCTTTGTCTTGATATTGTTCCACTCGTAAACGGAACCTACGATGTCACCAACAATTGCCCCTAGCATAGCAATCACTCCTTTTTCTTTCATGGTTATATTCTAGCAGAAGCATATTGCGGAGCGGTCGCCTGCCGTGCGACAAATCAGCAACCAAGGAGTGGTTGCTCAAAAGCAAAGAGCGTTTCATTGATGGCAAAAATATCATATTCTGCCCGCTGGATGAAGTATTCCACGATTATATCTGCCTTGCTGCTATGGGAGAGTGCATAGCCTGCCCTGCCTATGAAGTCCCTCGTCTCATCGAGGTTCAGCTCCAGAGCTACAGCAAAGGCCAGTGCCGTTGACTTGCTTGGCTTATACGCTGGGTTGTTACGTATCTTCGAGAATAGCTTGCGGTCAACATTGGCTCGTTTATAAACTTCCGGGTCAGTCTTGCCCTTGGCATCAATGAGCCGCAGTAGAGCTTCGGAGAAGGTATCATCTACCTCTGCCAACAAATCTTCTAAGGAGCGCTTTTTCTTGGGTGCCGGACTAACCGCTTTTGCTATAGGAGCTTCATCCCCCAGATATGACTGCGCCTCAAATAGTCTGCGTCTGCCGCGAAAGTCGCCACTATACTCTTCATCAAGCAGTTCCTCGATGTATCTCTCATCAATGAAACTCTGTACATCTTCAAACAGGCTGCTGGATATCCTGAAAGCCTTCTGGTCAAACACCACAAGGTAGACCTCCATCTCATGCTCACAGAGGAAGTCACGTATAGCCTGGGTTGCCACCGCTATAGCTATCTCCGATGGGCAACCGAACACTCCTGCAGAAATAAGCGGAAAGGCTATAGAGCCGCAGCCGTTGTCTGTCGCCAGCTGCAAAGAGTTGACATAGCAGCTTGACAACAGTTCCCGTTCTCCATGCTTGCCATCCTGCCATACTGGCCCCACTGTGTGGATGACGAACTTAGCCTGAAGGCCATAAGCCGGCGTAATCTCTGCCTTACCTGTGGCTATGGCACCGATTTTCTTCCGTGCCGCCAGCAGTTCTGCTCCCGCCGCCTTATGTATCGCCCGGTCAACGCCCCCACCCACTATTGGCTTTGGGTTCGCCGTATTGACGATGGCATCCACCTGCATTTTCGTTATGTCGTTACGTACAATTTCTAATGGCACTGTTATTCACTTCCAAGTCATTTGTATTGGCTTTCCTGCCATTTATTGAACACGTTAATCCAGTTGCTACCATGATATTCATCAATTTCTTTCAAAATTTTCTTAACCATAGGCTCCGATTCATCCAATGACGGATACCATGTCATAGCACTACCAAAACCATAGCCAACAGAGCGTGACACTGGTGCTGTCCATTTATGCTTATCTCGTTCATTTCTTGGCAACAGAATACAATTTTTGCTCTCATCCACAATATTGTAACCAGATTCCATGTCCTCACGATCAATATCTTGAATTTGCCTGTAAACGGTAGCATTCTTATACCAGCCAACCACTGCGGTCACATTTCTGTCGGTAGTTGCACACCAAATCACTATGACATTTTCAATACAGTCAGCATTCTTGTCTGATGGGGTTCCGGAGATATTTTCGATATGTATGGTATTGCGGTTTCCCCTATTGGATTTTGGTTCCACAAAGCCAAAACAGTAAGATTTTCCATCTTTCTCGACAGGAAGAAAATTCCATGCTTCATGTCCCATATCATTTTCCTGCACCCATGAACCTCCGTTGAGCGGTGGATCATCCAGCGATGGGCCTTTGTAATATTTCATGGCAGTTATTTTGCAAAACAGTACTCTCATGATTCATTCCTCGCTAAAGTTCATTCCACTCCCGGAAACGAATTCACATACTTAATTTTGATATCCGGAAAGCTATCTACAAACTGGACGGTGAAGTCTTCCCCGCTTTCCACAAACTTCCACTCGCCGATAGCATCCGGAAATGACTCTACGACCTTAACTTTGAGGTCTGGGAAGGAATCCACCACCTTGACTTTGATATCGGCAAAGTGCTCCACCACCTTCACCCTGCCGCAAAGTTTGATGCCTTTATAGTAGCCATCCTGGTTGATGGCAGATGCCGCCATAGCTGTAACTGTCATAGCCATCAGAAGAATAATCGTGAATATTGCGGTCAGTTTTTTCATGTCCAGTCACCTCCACAAATATCAATTTCGCTAATACAACCGTAATTCCTGCCTTCATGGCCATTTTGCACACCCTGCAAACGCCCTCCACCAATTTGCAACCCCCTCGGAGCCGCAACACTACCAATCCTTGCCTGTAGCCTCCCAGCCCTCTTCCTATGCCACTTCCCCATAAAGCAAAAACACCTCGAAGCCCCTTGTTTCATAGGGTTTCGAGGTGTTTAGCTCTCTATGTGTTTGTATCAATTCCGCTATGATTTTGTC